ATATGCTCGACCATAGGGAGCAATAGTTGCAGTGTTACCAACTCTGTCATAGTTATCTACGTAGAATAGTTCTTCATCAATCTCAACAATACCCTTACCTACGCTGTCGGTAGATGCAAGAGATAGAGTAATCGGTGCAGCAATAGTTGAAGAAGTTGCTGCAACGGCTGCGGTAATGTGCGTAGCACGGTCCTGTTGAAGTGTGTAACCTGAAAGGTTCATTGACACTTCATCAATCATATCTAATAATGTAGTCACTATATAGTCCTTAATGCATCGCTTGCGGATTTACCAGTAGTACCAGCAAGTTCATTGCAGATAGCGTTGAGTCCTTTGTATGCAGAGGGTTGACGGTTAGCATCAGCCTTTTTATTAAGGGCTGCGTTTATACCTAAGCCAGATGTGCCAGCGTAGACATTGGCAGCGCCTTGTGCAGCCTTGCCAGTTGTGCTAGCAAGACGATTTAATTCTGCTGTTAAACTACTACCCGCTGTTCCTGCCATTATCTATACCCCGCTACTTTCTTTGCAATTGATTTGGGTTGCTTTACAAATTGTTTACCTTTGGCATTGCCCTTAGCCTTGGCTTTATTAGTTGCTGCTTTTTCTGCAGGGCTTAAAGAAGCCCAAGCAGCAGCAGGCAGATAACGCTTCTTACCTTTTGATGGCTTGCCGTCAGAGGTCTTCCACTTCTGTGCAGTCCAGTCTTTTAGAGACTTTTGAGACTTAGCCAATGGCATTACTTGTAACCTCCGCCTGCCTTCTTGTATTGAACAGCAAGCAATTGAGCCTTACGAGCAGACCATTCACCAGGGTCTCCACCCTTGGAGCCAGCCTTAATTTTCTTGAACAAAGAAGCACGCATTCCTGGCTTGGTATAATTACCAGCAGCATTGACTGTAGACTTCTTTTTCATTTCTTAGCCTTATTTCTCTTAGAGATTGCTGCAGCCTTACGCTTAGCATCAGCCTTGGAACTTGCTCCCCATGCATTAAGGGACAGAAGCAATCTTGTTGGCGAGCCGTCAGGCTTGCGCTCTGGTCCTGGCATTCCACCCATGCGTGCTAGAAAGGATGCCCTACGAGGGTTGTCTCCAGCCTTTACAGGCGCTTTGAGAGTGCCACCCTTGTAAGATGCTCTGCCCTTGGCATTGAGGCCTCCAGCAGGGTTCTTGCCTTCTTTACGTGTCCAGGCTGCTGTCATTATTTTTCCTTAGCCATACTTGAGAGTTTGATAATAGAACTTCTGATTCGTCCTTGACTGCCCCTACGAAGGTATCTATTGACCAGCCTGGCTGGAACTCAATACCTCTAGGGTCTTCCCATAGGTAGTCATCAAATGCCATAATCCCGCCTGGCTTGAGTAATCTCCAAGCAAGCACGGCATCTTGTAGCACACCTTCTGCGGTATGGTCTCCATCGATGTAGATGAAGTCATAGGTTGGTTCTTCAATAGAGCGAAGGAACTCTTTGCTATCCATTTTGTACTTAATCACATTAGGCCGAAAGGCAATCCGTGAATCGTATACACGCTCAACGTCTAGCCAGTTCATATCCTTATGCTCTTCTTCGTCTGAGCCAGTCCAGATGTCTACATCTTCTAGCACAGAGTTCTTTGTAACAAGTACGTTATCTACCAGCCATACAGTTGCATCGCCTGTGAAGGCGCCAATCTGTAAGAACCTAAGATTAAACTTGCCAGCAAGGGGCATCAGTTGTGACTCAAAGTTTTCCCTTGCAGTCATTTCAAACCAGTTAGGATATTTAGTCTGCATAACCTTTACCTCTACCAAAAGCATCGTAGTAGTTCTCGTCCATATTGAATCGCTTCATATGTCCTACGGTTGCACCAGTATCACACCACAGAGGAATCTCTGCCTTGTTGACTACTGCAAAGAAGTAGATGTCTTCACCAGTGAACTGCTTGTTAGCACCCACTTCTGTAAAGAACGGAACTCCTGGTAATGCTTCTTTAATTCTTGTTATTACACTGCGGTGCATTAGGCAAAAGCCCATACCTGCAGCACTTACTTTTATAAAGGCATTCTTAGGTAGTGGGTCTAGTCGTCTAATCCCAATACCAAACTCTGCCTCAGCAAACTCATAAACAGTTGCTAGTGGCTTCATCAACGGTTGCTCTGGTTCATTACTTGTAAAGTAAACACCAGTAAGCAAAGGTATATCTTTGGCATCTCTACGATTCCAGAGTTTAAGGAATTTCTCTGGGGTAATCATAATGTCTGAGTCAAGCCAGAGTAGCCAATCAGATTTATTGTTGTCATACCAGCGATTGACTAACATCTCTCGCTGCTGTGCTATTTGATTACCATGGGCTCTTAATGAGCCACAGAAATCTACGCCTGAGTTTATCAGGGTATCTACAACACCTTCCATAAACTTTCCATCTACCATACCATTGTCGCACCAAGCGACTGCTAAGGTTTCTTTCTTTTGTTTAGCCATTTGTCCCCACCCTTTTTAGTTACTTCTTTTTTGGCTTAGTTGCAGTAGCACGTGCTGCATCTGCTGATTTAGCAACTGGTGTGCCATACTTGCTCTTTGCTGCTGTAAGACGGTCAGCGCCGTACATGCGACGTACACCCTCTTGGAATTCGCGTGCTAGTCCACCAGATGTTTTGTTATTCTTGCCAGCAAGTTTAAGGGCTTCTGTCATGCCCATCTTCTTGATGCTATCAATTGTAGACTGAGACACCTTACCAACTAGTGCATCGCCTGATAAACCTTTTCCTCCGCCTTTGCGAAGTTTTCCTGTTACGGGTTTCATTGCCATATTATTTCATTCCCTTTTTAATTTGTTTTCCAGTTTTATTGTTGTACTTGCGACCTTGTAGGATTGCTCCCATAAGTTGTCCCTTTTCAGCATCATACTTTTTGTTTGCAGCAAAAGCGCGGGCATCTGCTCCTGGTTTAATATCTCCAGATGCATCAACCGCTTTTTTGTATGCACGACCAAAGTCTGCAAACGCTGAACCAACAGTCTTGGCGTAACTGACAACTGGCTTAAACACAGATGTCATATTTGAGTGGTCTCCCGCTGTTTTGCGTGCGTGTGCCATTACTTCTTTTTGCCCATCTTCTTCATAGACTTCTTAACCATCTTCTTACCAGTCTTCTTTGATGCTGCTGCTGCAGCCTTGTATCCTTTTGCTGTGTATGGAAATTCTATTGTTCCTACTTTAGGCATTATTGTATTCCTGCTTCCTTGAGTTCTCGCATTACTGTGGCTGTAGATTTGTCTAACTTTTTTGCTTGTACCATTGTACCGCCGTCATACGCTGCCCCTAATCTTTCGGATGCATCGTGTGCTGCTTCTATCTGTTTTCTTTTTGTACCGTTAGGTTGGATGCCCTGTGCTCTAGCACTACGATATGCTTCGAGTTCAGAGTTCCACTTCTTCTGTGTTGTGCCACTTGCGATTACATCGCCTCTAGCATCACCTGCATTCATTTGCAAACCTTTAGCCTTGCAGCCAAAGCATTCACAATTCTTTTCACAGGGTTCTTTAGTTACAAATGATATACTCATATCGTATAAAGGTTCCGTTGATGTTGCATCACATTTAGTGCATCCCCATAAAAAAACTACTGAGGACATTTCTCCATTTACTAAATTATAACCATCTTTAATTACTTTGCTAATATGGTCGCAGTCCATTTTGTCCCTACTCTGTTGTAAAGTTAGCCGAAGTAACAATCCCATCAGCAATCATTGCCGTTCTGATAGCATCGCTAATTCCAGTATGCTGACATCCACCCATATAGTAAGCAGTGTAAGTTGCTAACTCATCTTCGGTTGGATACTGTATAAGCGAGTAAACACCAGCATCTAAGATGATAGTATAACTCTTTGTGCGTTGTTTAAAGTGTGTGAACAAACGGTGCGCACCAATGTGTCCTTGTTCCAAGGTTGGTGTTACAAGTGTGTACGTTGCCATTGTTCTCCTTAATGAACTTACCAAGAGGCAGGGTTTCCCCTGCCCCTCAGTCAATCAATTATGCGACTGATGAACCGTTAAGAATACGATACAAGGCTGCTTCGCGGTAACGCTTGAAGCCTAGAACGCCGTACCAGCCCATTGGGCGGAAACGCATTAACTGGTCGATGACTGGACCGATAACTACATGTGGCTCTTCAGCAACGGCTTCAGCCATTGCTTCCTTACCAGCAAGAATTGTGCGGTATACCTTGGCACTTGAAGCACCGTCAGTATCGTTGAACATACGAGCAGACTCTACGAAGTAGGCTCCTTCATATGAACCAATTTCTCCAGCCCAAATGTTTTCATTTGAGTTGTACTCATGAGGCAAACGCCATCCACCAGCACCAGTCTCAGCACGAAGGTCGTGTGAAACTTCTGGGTGAATACCACACCAGTACATTGAACCCTTACGAGGTACTGACAGACCTGAACGCAACTTAGCAACAGCCTTACGGATGTTAGCAGAAGTGATTGTATCTGTAGCAGCAATTGTTACTGTGTTAGTACGTGTACCACCGTAGATGACGTTTGTGCCACCACGAAGTTCAGTCTGTGCAACTGTATCAATTGAACCTGCAAGGTTGAAAGCGATGATGTTAGCAATTGCTGGGTCTACATCAGCAAGGCTGAATAGTTCCAAAGCACGTGTAACAAGGA